ATATCTGCTTCAAATGCTTCAGAATCAGGAAGCTTTTTCCAAACAGAAGTTACAGGTAGTAAAACTTACTACGAAGGTTTAATTAGAGGCTTAGTAGATAATTTTGATCATTACGATAGATTTTTATATTTTTCATCTGGATCAGAGTCATGGCCTAAAACTAACTCACAAAGACCTTACTCTAACTATGCCACAACCTCCTCAGTTGGTTTAACTTGGTTTAACCAGCAACTCATAACAGCATCGAATTTTGATGTTAGTAATTTTGATCTATTAGCTAACTCTATACCAACATTTATTAGAGAAGGAAAAGAGAATGAACCATATCTTATGTTCATTCATATGATAGCTCAACACTTTGATAATTTATGGATATACTTTAAAGCAGTAGGAGATAAGTATGATGCTGATAATAGATTAAATTTTGGTGTTAGTAAAGATATTGTAAGAGAAGTAGTCGAATCATTTGGTATTAACCTTTATAATAGTAATCAAAACACAGATAACTTATTCTCTATGTTCCTTGGTGAAACACCAGTAACAGGGAGTGAGACTATAAATACAATGTCAATTGCAACCTCTGCTTCATTTAACAGTGGTTCAACAGCATTAGAGTATTTACAGCCTGTACCTAAAAGTGATTATGAAAAAGAGGTATATAAAAGAATATATCATAACCTTCCACATTTAGTAAAAACAAAAGGAACAGAAAGAGGCTTAAGGGCTCTTATAAACTGTTTCGGTATACCTGAAAGTATACTAAGCATAAAAACGTTCGGTGGAAAATCTGTTGATGAGCCAATGTTTGGAGCTCTAATGCCACAGACATCTAGTCTCTTTATATCTAACAGCATTAATTATAGAAGCGGGTCTACTAAGATTAGAACCGATAATACAGGTAGTTACACATCAGGTAGTACACTATCTCAATTTGTTTCTATAGAACAAACAAATAAAAAATATACTGACGATACCCATAACGTAGAGGTAGGGTTTGATATTTCTCACGGTACCAACGAACATATAATACGTAAAATATCTAGTAGTTATGATATTGACGCTTATATAGGAGATCCAAGAAGAAGATATGAAGAAGGATACCCGGAACTTGATGCAATAAGAGAAAGAGTTATCCACGACGGAATAGACTGGGACGACATTACCAACCGATGGGAATCAGGATCTTGGGCCTGGGAAGATGAATTAGCACCAACTAAGTCACCTAAATCTTTTGTTAGACTATTAAAGTTCTTTGATAGTTCTATTTTTAAAATTATTAAAGATTTTGTTCCTGCAAGAGGTAAGGTAGATACCGGCATAATAATTAAATCAAATAATTTAGGTAGAAGTAAAGCTAAACAAGTAGAAGTTTCTTTTACAAATGAAATACATACAGCTTCAATTATAACTAATACCTTTACAGGTAGCACTGGAGGTTCATATGATAGCTCTGGTAGTTTTGATTATACTACTAACTATAATGCTCATGTAATGACACCTCTCGGACCTGCCGATAGAAATGTTACTGATGAGTCTCCAATGTTTAACGGAGAGTTAAGCGGTTCGGTATTAATTGCTACAGATGGTGAAGTAGGAAGTAAAAACCCTTTTCTGGATTTAGCACAACCTTTAATTGAGCTAGATATCACAGTATTTAACTTCTCATTACCACCACCTCCTGCTTGTGTTATCGCTCTTACAGGTAGTTACATAGGTGAGGCTTATACAATAGGTGTAGTAGATGAAGAAGATTACGATGAAACAGTTGCTATAAATTATCCATTAGCAGTTGCCAATATTACAGGGTCTTATAACTTTGCTCACGATTACGACGTGTATGAATTCTTTACTATAGAAGCTAATGCAACGTATAGCGATACATACTATGACGGTACATACGGTGCCTATGGAGCAAACTTTACAGGTTGGTTTACTAAGAATGATGGAACAGGGACTTTAATATCAACTAATAACCCACTAACTATTTATAGGTATAGTGACGAAGAGTACGGAAACGAGTTTTATGCAAAATTTGAAAATCATATTTAATGAATTTAGAAGAGTTTATTAATACTAATCCTAATTTCTATGGAAATGGAAATGCTAACTTATTTTATAGTTCTAGTATTTCTGGTTCTGATAATGTGCCTGTAGCGCCTTTTGTTATACAGGGACTATCTATACCTAATACGGATTTAAACTCTAATAATTTAGTATCTCCGTTAAAAGAGGTAACAAAGTTTAAATTTGATTTTGGAGGTCAAAGAATAGAAGCAACAATTACAGGTAGACAGAAAAAGAATGATTACACGTTCTTTTCTATAAATCCTATATCAGTTAATCAATTACCGTCTGAAGATGGTTTTGGTTCGCAAATAGAAAATGAATCTGAATTTGTATTTAATCCTTACTTTGAAAGTGGTTACTTTAATAATGATTATAACCCACTTCAAGGTAACTCTAACTTCTTATTAAGAAACTCAGCTACAATGGTAGTAGATAGACAGGCGTCACAAATTAAACCTGGTAACTTAGATGCCCTTATAGCAGGAACAGCTGAAAGAGCAGAAATAGTAGATAGCTTTAATACTACTGCAGGATTAATTTCCGGTAGACACATAGGAAGTAAAACAACCTCAGCAGGAGCAAAGGTAGATATATCTGCTATATCATCTTCTAAAGAGAGTTTTACAAGAGCTGTATTAGCAAATTCAGGTAAAAATGTTGAACCAGCAATAGTATTTAAATCATTTGAAGGAAGTACACACCCTGAAGATGCAATCTCTAGTACTATTAAGAATTTAGCAGATAGAGATAAAATTAGTATTTTCTTTAAAGAATATAGAACAACAGTCAGCGGTACTCTGCAGTACCCTAACTTCCCTATAGTAGGGAGTACTATATTTTTAGATAGGGAAGATTCAAAAGAATTAAGAAAAGCAGCAAACGCAAAACTATACTCAATACAAACTGACCAAGTATTTGTTACTAATGAAGCAGGTATTGTTGGTGCAATTGAGTAATAAACTATAATTAACATATATTTATATAAAACACAAATAACAAAATGGGATACTTAGACAATTCGATCGTCACGGTGGATGCGATCCTAACAAAAAAAGGTAGAGAACTGTTAGCTAGAGGGGACGGTTCTTTTAAGATCACTCAATTCGCATTAGCGGACGATGAGATAGACTACACCTTATACAATCCATCACATCCCTCAGGTTCTGCACTCTACGGAGAAGCTATCGAAAACATGCCGTTATTAGAAGCATTTCCTGATGAGACACAAATTATGAAGTACAAACTTACTACACTACCAAGAGGTACATCAAAACTTCCGGTATTAGATTTAGGTGTTACTTCTATTACTTTAAGACAAGGAGCTTCAATAGCAATTACCCCTCAAACATTGAACTATTTAGGAGCTACTTCTATTTTTGAAACACAAGGATATACAGCAACGATTGCTGATGTAAGAACTCTTAACACCTTTACAGGAGTAGGTATTAATACTGAAGATGCAACAAGGTTAAATGAATCAGTTACTATTGGTACTAACGTATCTAAAACAGTAATTGGAACATCTATCAACTTAGTAGCAACATCAGTTAATACTTTATTCGGTAGTAATATACAGCTACAAACAACTATTACAGTTATCGGTAGAGGTTCAGGAGCAAGGTTAACGATTCCAGTAACAATTACTAAAACTAACTAATTATGTCATATAAAAGATTTGATGAGCAAGATATAGTAGTTAGTGCAGAGTCAGTAACTACACCAGTATGGTCAGGTAATACAACAACGTTAAGTACCTTCTTTACCTCTTCAACACAGGTAGGTGGGACTTCAGCTGATTACTATTACGATATTTATCAAACTGCATCTACAGGTACTTCAGCAAGAGTACAGTTTAGTGTTGCATACGGAGATAAACACGGTAGCGGTTCTCTATACTATAATACTTCAGTAGCAGGTAAAACACCTTCGTCTACAATTTACGGACAGTATAGAAACTTAGTACTAGGGGATGAAGAGTCTGATTTTACTTTCGGTACAGATACTTCTGAACACTTCTATGTAATAGCAATTGATAGAGCAAGATATAAAGAAAAACTTCTTCCAGGGAGTTTCACTTTAGAAATGAAGCAATCAGGTTCAGGAGAACACTTATCATTAACTGATAACAGTAATATTATTTCAACTACTACATTTACAGATGCTGGTAGAGTATACGATTTAATAACAGGTTCCTTAGGTTCTCTTTCTGCTGGTAAGAAAAATGATAACGGATATACAGACGGATCTGGTTCATACGGAAAACTCCTTCCAGATATTGGAGTTATATTATTAAATGGAAAAGCATTAGATGCTTCTGTAACAGCAGGTGGCTTAAATCTAGGTATTAACAGAGCAGCTAATACAGCATCTCTAAATAATAGAAAACTATATAACGTTTTAGACTTTAGCGGAAGCTTTAGAATTCAGTCTGAAGAGACTATTACTTCTAACTTTGTATTCGTTAGAGCTAGAAATAGTGAATTTAATTACTCTACTAACCCATCATTAATTACAGGTTCAGGAGAATTAAGACACAACGTAATGATAAACACACCCCAGGCATTTGTTACATCTGTTGGGCTGTATAACGATAATAATGATTTGTTAGCAGTAGCAAAACTTTCTAGACCTTTAATGAAGGACTTTACAAAAGAAAGTTTAGTGCGAATCAAATTAGATTACTAGATAGATGAATGAGTGCATTCAAGAAACTAAACCGTCAAGATGTATATGTCACGGACTATACTGCTAAAAAACAGTGGTATGCTTCCGGCAGTACAATTAGTGATTATGGTCTAGAGGTTTTAAGAGGGTTTTCTGGTTCTACACCAGGTTATCCCTATCCTTCTGACCTTAGAAACAATAGACATCAAAAATTAACTTTTGATAGTATCTACCATAATTACTACACTGGCAGTTCAACCTTAGGTGTATTCTCAGGCTCTTATGACTTATCGTTACAAACTACTTTGACTTTAACAGGTTCAAGAAGTAGTAGTAAAGAGGTAGGAGTTATTTCGATTCCTAGAAGTGCTTACGGTATACATATAGAACCAGGCACTGTAGTCTTAAAAGCTTTTTATGAAGACGGAAGAGGCGCAGCAACAAATGACGATAGGTACTGGATAGGAGATGGAGATTATGCTAGAGCAGATAATTTTGCTGACCAATATGTAGAAAGTTTAGAACACTGGTACGGAACAAAACCTATAGATCTAGACGATTATATTAGCGATGAAGGAGATTATGTTATAGAAACAGGCAGCCAGTATCTAGTAAGAGATGAAAATATACTTTTTGAGAGACATGAAGTAATAGACGATAAAGAAGGTAGGCTAGTATTATCAGGCTCTACACTTCCTTATACTAAAAATCAAAGAGTAGTAGGTGATGTAATTTATAATCAAGGACAGATTATTATTACGGATGACATAGTAGCAAGATATTATTCGACTTATGCTCGACCAATCGTGCACTGGAAATCAAACCTACCTATTTATACATATAATGTACACTGTACCGTTAAGGAAGCAGAGTTAAATTACTCTTTTAATCCTTCATCGATTACAGGGTCAGACAATACCGTAAGAGATAATATCACAGGTAGTGAATTTAGACCTTACATAACAACGGTAGGACTATATAATGAGGCAGATGAATTAATAGCTGTCGCTAAAACAAATAGACCTATCCCAAAATCGGAAAATGTCGATATGACATTTGTCGTAAAAATTGATATATAATGGCAATAAACTTTAGAGCGGAGAAAGGACAAGCACTTACATACTCAGAGTTAGACGTTAACTTTGGGTCATACTTTAGATCAGCGTCTACGAATGGTCAAACGCTTACCTTATATTATCCAAGTAGTTCTCAGGTACCGGTAAATAGCGGTTCTGTAGAAGTCAGCCTTATCAAAGGGTTACAAAACGCAGGAGTAAATAAAAGACTTACTGTATTTTCAGGTTCATCAGCTGTATCATCAAGCCAAGGTCTAATATTAGATACTAATAATAATTTAGGAATAGGAGTTAATGAAAGTTCAGACTTACCTCTATCTTATAAACTTATGGTATCAGGATCAATAAAAGCTTCTGGAACAGTTATACAGGGATCTGATAGTAGGTTAAAAGAAGATATATACCCAATTGATAATGCATTAAGTAGAATAGAAAATATAGATGGTGTATACTTTACATATAAAGATAGCGGTGAAAAAAGTATTGGAGTAATAGCTCAAGACATACAGAAAATTCTTCCAGAAGTTGTTTCTGAAGATAATAATGGCTATCTTGGTGTTAACTATAGCGGTATAGTACCGGTATTGATCGAAGCTGTGAGAGAACAAAATAGTATAATTAAAGATCTTGAGGACAGAATCTCTGACTTAGAAAATAAATAAGATGCCAGATAGTAAGATTACATTAAGGTCGGTAACGGGAAGCGCTTTAACGCATGCACAAATGGATCAGAACTTCCAAGAGTTGTTCTATTCAGCATCTAAAGTGAACTCTAGACTTAGATTAATCAGGTCTCAATCCGACGCTCCATTTGTAGAAATAGAATTACCTAAACCGAAAGCAAAGAAGTACGCTATACAGCTAAAGCAAGGTACAGGAAGTTTAGCTCATGAAATAGACTTTACAGGATCTAATAACTTCATGTTTGATTATGATCAAGATATATTCACTGTAACTGGTTCAACGTACCATAAAGGAGATATGGTTGTCGACGGTAGAATGACAGCTAAAGTATTTCAATCACAAACAATTATATCATCAACATCAACTGGATCAACCTCATTTGGAGATACAGTAGACGATAGACACATACGAACAGGTTCACACCACATATTAGGTAATCAAGATATAGTAGGTGTTTTAAGTATAACAGGTTGGAGCGATGTTTCTTCTTCCTTAGGTCACTTATATAATTTTAGTTCATCTTTAGATAACTATTACGCTACTGATGCAGACTTAGAAGCATCTAGATCATTAGATAGCGGATCAGCACATACAGATAGAGTGGCAAGATTTGCATTACTATCTAGCTCAGCTCATAGTCAAAGAAGCACATTATACCAATATAATGCAACATCAATAGTTGATTTATCAGGATCAGCTCATACACAAAGAGTTCACTTACTTAACTCTATGTCATACCATGATGGTATAGTTTCTCAATCAGCATCTAGCTCTTTAGCAGAATTAAGTGCATCATCACATACACAAAGAGCATCAATAAGCGCTTCACTAAGCACTTCAATAACAACGTTGAGCTCTTCTGCTCATACTGCGTATTTAAAAAATACTACTGATTCATTTACAGGAACATTAACCGTTGTTGGTGATGCAGATGCAAATGATGTAACCATAGACGGATGGGGAAGTATCTCAGCATCCTTAGCACAAATATCATCTTCAGCTAGTGGTAGTGCACTTAACATAGCAAATAATGTTAACAATAGAGTTACTACTGCACAAGGAACAGATTACTTAAACGCTGAAGCAAACTTAACATTTGACGGTACTCACCTTTCAATTGGTGATACTTCAATTACTAATTACTCACATACAACTCATGCTACCCTAGCAACCCTAATAGGAGGTACTACCTCAGGATCATTATTTGAAGCTTACCAAGGCGGACATATGGTAATGGGTATTAGAGATAACTCTACTGATGGACATGATAGTTTTGCAGTTGTATCTGGAGACGGAGGTTATTACTCCGGTAATCAATATACTAAATTAGCTTTTAGAGTTTCTGGTTCTGGTGATACTACTGTAGGAGGAACCCTTTCTACAGAAGGTAGCTTATCAGTTACTGGAGATATTACAGCGACTGGAGATGTCACTGCATACTTCTCTTCTGATAAAAGACTAAAAGATAATATAACTCCTTTAGAAGGAGCATTAAATAAGATAAGTCAAATTGGAGGATATGAATTTGATTGGAATAACGATTCTAACAATAGCGGCCACGATGTTGGTGTTATTGCTCAAGAAATCGAAAAAGTGTTGCCAGAAGTAGTTGTCGATAGAGACAATGGATATAAAGCAGTACGTTACGAAAAAATTGTCGCGTTATTAATTGAAGCTATAAAAGAGCAACAGTTACAAATAGATGAGCTGAAAAGCAAGATCTAGCGACTAACGAAATATGGAAAATATGCCAACACAGCCTTCCTGGTCTTACCAGGGGAGGTTAATCACTGATATTTCAGATATGCCAAAAGATACCTATGGGTTCATCTATGAGGTTAGACACAAACCTACAGATACCCGCTACATAGGTAAGAAAGTACTATTCTTTGAACGCAACAAAAGACTAGGTAAAAGAGCTTTAGAAGCATTAAGAGAAGAAAGAAAGGCAAAAGGAATAGGTGGTCGAGTACCTCTTAAACAAAAAATAGTAACAGAATCAGATTGGAAGACCTATTTTGGTTCTCAAAAAGAAATAATGACACTTGCTAAAGAGGATATAGCAGGTGAGAATTGGGAGAAGAAAATATTAGAGTTTGTACCCAATAAGAAGCTTCTAACATATTACGAGACAAAGCACCTATTTATTAATAACGTATTAGAGGACAAATATAGTGCTCATATAAACGATAATATATTAGGTAAATTTTACCGAAAAGATTTTATTAAATGAAGCTAACTGATATTATACTTAATGAAAGATTAAACGTATCGAGAGATAGGTTAAATAGACTTGCTCAAAATATAGGGTTAGAAAAGTTTGCACATGTTATTTTAGATTTAGCAGATGAAAATATTTTAGATGATATAGCTGATGCAATGAACTTTAGTGAAAAAGACGGTAATGAATATTATAATCCTGATATACTAAAAGAAGAAAATAGATACAACAAAGACGGGTACGACGAAGGAGATATTAAATTAATGGGTGATATGATTCTTCCTACCGAAAAAATGGTTGTACTACAAGCAGAAGAAGACACATACAACAGAGGTCTACTAGTTACCAGTAAAGAAGATAAGAGCTACGATGTAGCATATTGGGCAGATGATAAAACTAAACCTTACCCAATTGGTATAGAGATAGACGGAAAAGAAGTAGCTAAAGATGCAAATATAATAAAATTTATGTTTCACCCAGAAATGAAATAATTATGATTAAACTAAAAGAAATTATCGGATACCCATCATTACAGTATCACTTAGACAACAAGCTCTCTTTACATGAGCATGTCTATCGTTATAACTCTGAAGCATTTATACAATTATTTAAAGAAGCTAGAGAAGCTCTTAGAGACGAGGCAATTGAGTTAGACGAAATGGATAAAGAACTTTTAGAAACAACCGATATTGGAGAATATGGAGATTATAATGGAATGAGAGTTCCTTTAGACCTACCAATGGTGTCTCCAAAATATAATCCTCTGTTCGAGATAGGACACATGATCGATGAAATGATCGAAAATGAAGACTTGATCGATGAAGCAGCTTCTATAGACGAAATGATTGATTACGATTTAATCAAAGAATTAGTAGAGTCTATTGGGGGTAACATAAACATGGACAAATTAAGAAAAGCAGTTTCAATACAAAACGAAAATTTCGATCACAACGGTTTTGAAATGCTTAAAGCGTCAGTAGATTACATACCCGAGGCTGATTACAGAGGTAAAAAGGTTCAACTTAACAAACCTAAAAGAGGTGGAAGTAAAAAATTCTACGTCTATGTTAAGAGTAAAAAAGGCAATGTAAAAAAAGTATCTTTTGGTGATACAGGTCTTTCAGTTAAGTTAAAAAAGAGAGGTGCAAGAGCATCCTTTGCTGCGAGACATAAATGTGCTACTAAGAAAGATAAAACTAAAGCAGGTTATTGGTCATGTAATATTGGCCGTTACTGGAAATCATTAGGTGGATCATCAAACTTCTCAGGTTACTGGTAGACCATATTCCGAAAAAGAGGATAATGGTTATGTTATAAGAGAGTTTTTAGAAGAAACTTCCTCTTTCGAATTCGTATGGCATAGAGATAAGGAAGATAGATATGTCCAAGCACTTCACGACACAGACTGGCTTTTTCAATTAGATAATGATATTCCACGTAAATTCGGAAAAGAAAAGCTATTTATACCTAAAGAGACATATCACCGTTTAATAAAAGGAACAGGTGATTTAAAAGTCAAAATATATAAACTGTGAAATTAAGTAAAGTCATATTTGAAGAAATCAACGGATCCGGAATAGGAGATCCTAAGATAGATTTTGACGTAAAAGGAATAAGTATAACTTATACTGATTACGGACAATACTACGGTACTTACTTATACGATGAACCAAAAACTGCTAATATATCTTGGAAAGAGAAAATTAGATTTTTTGACGATGCACAAGAGTACATAAAAAAACTCACTGGCTTTGAATTACCTCGAAGATATGAAACAGATATTTTAGATAAAATCGTAGATGCTCTAAAGAAGAAAGGCTATGCAGCAGACTACGATGATGCAATGGACGTAAGTTAAAAATTATGAAACTATCAAAGGTAATATTAGAGAACAGAAAGATCGTACATAGATCAGAAATTAACCTATCTGAAAAAGATATAGACCTATTATCAGAAAACATTACTGGTAAGTTAGAGGACTATTTAGATACTGGCGATAGAGACTTTCTCAAAAAGACTGTTACTGCAGCAATACAAGAACTATTAAAAAACTCTTAATAATAGTTGCTTATTCGAAATATTCTTCTTATATTATAAGATAATAGTTACGGACAATCTATGGATTATACTTTCCTTTTAGGATCCATTGAAAACATTTTGGGTAAAAGTCATAAAAGAGCAAGAGAAAATCATGCCTTTCATTGTCCATTTTGTAATCATAGGAAACCAAAGCTTGAAATTAACATGGCAACTACCGAAGAGGGTAAAAACTTTTGGGAATGCTGGGTATGTCAAACTAAAGGTCAGACTATTAGATCATTACTTAGACAGTTAAAAACCCCAAGAGATCAAGCTGCAGAAGTATTAAAGTATCTTCCTAAAGGAATCACTTCGGAATATAAGCAGCTATCTATAATAGAGCTACCGAAAGAATACCAACCACTTTATTCCGCTTCAAGTACCTCAGTTGTAGCAAACTTAGTTAAAAAATATCTATATGAACGAGGACTTAACGACAATGATTTTATTAAATACAGCATTGGGTACTGCACAACTGGAGACTATGGAGGACGAGTTATTATTCCAAGTTATTCTTCATCCAACCAACTCAATTTCTTTATTGCAAGAACTTACGATGGGAATTACTTTAAGTACAAGAATCCAGAAGCTTCTAAAGATATAGTATTTTTTGATAATTTAATTAATTGGAATGCTCCTATTATACTGTGTGAAGGAGTATTTGATGCCATAGCTATAAGGAGAAACGCTGTTCCATTACTAGGAAAGAGCGTCTCTAATTCACTTTATAAAAAGATTATAACATCTACTACAAACGATATCTATATAGCATTAGACACAGATGCTAGAGATAGAGCTCTTGCTATTGCGGAGCAATTTCTAAACGAAGGTAAAAGAGTGTTCATAGCAGACCTACCAGATAAAGATCCCTCTGAGATGGGTTTCACTACTTTTACTAAATTCATACAGCAAGCAAAAGAACTAGATCTTTCAAGTTTAATGCTTCATAAATTAAATCTATGATTAAACAAGGAATGAACATTCTTAAAGAGAATGCAAAGAAGAGACTAGACTTTAACCCTGAGTTAAAGCAAATTAATTTCCTAGACAGGAGAGTTTATAAACGATCGGAAGGAGTATATTACCCGTCTGTAACTACTATACTCCAATATATGCCCAAAAATAAGTTCTTTGACACATGGTTAAAAGACGTTGGGCATAGCGCCGATCTCATTATGCGTAAAGCAGGTAAAGAAGGAACCCAAGTACACGAAGCAGCTGAAAAGTTAGTTTTAGGAGAAGAAGTATCTTGGATGGACGACTACGGTAATGCAAAATATTCTCAACTAGTATGGGAAATGATACTTAAGTTCGCTGAATTTTGGAAAACATACAAACCAGAACTTATATCATCAGAAGACTTTGTTTGGTCTGATAAACATAAGTATGCAGGAACTGCTGATATAGTATGTAAAATGAATGACGAGACTTGGCTTTTAGATATTAAAACTTCTAACAGTATACACAAGTCTTACGACTTACAGTTAGCTTCATATGCTAAAGCATTAGAGGAGTCTAAAGGTATTAAAATAGATAGAACTGGTATTATTTGGTTAAAAGCTCATTCAAGAGGACCAAGTAAACAAAAAAATGTTATACAAGGTAAAGGCTGGAAACTATTACAAATAGATGAAATAGAAAAAAACTTTGAATTGTTTAATTTAATATATAAGTTGTATAGTTTAGAGAACCCTAATACAGAACCTATTTATAATAGTTACCCAACTACAATAAAAGTATGAAAAAATTTATATACATAACATTAATCGTTTTACTAACAGGTTGTAAGAGCTACCAGCTTTCTTCTTATTATACTGATCCAATTTATTTTAATGGAGAAGAAGTAGAAGTAATAGATAATGAATTCCAGTTAGATAGAAAGTTTAGGTTTGATGATAAATTTAGATGGAACTTTGCTCAATATGCAATGAACCAAGACTTAAGATGGCATTACGATTTCTACTTTAATAACAGAATGTATAGAAGTCCATTTAGATCACCATTCGATTTTTATTGGAATTCACAACAATACTGGTGGAATTGGTCATCAAACTATTCATTTAATTATGGATTTAATCATAGGGATACTTTTGGGTTCTATGGTTGGAATAATTATGGATGGAACAATTACTATTATTTGAATAATGCATATACCTGGAACAATTGGAGATGGAATAATAGAATTAATAACAACTACTGGGAAGATAGAAGCAGAAGAAACGTTGCTTATAT